CAGCGGTTCCAGGCACGCTTTGATGTTGTTCAGGATGGTCAGCATTTCACGCCCTCTCAATCGGGATGGATAAAATCGGCACATTCACTGAGGTATCCACCTCCGCCTGCGCGCGCTTGGCCTGTTTCAGGACGAAATCAAATTCCTTGCGGTACTGGGCCAGCTTCACTTCGTAGGTATCGCCCGATTGAGCGCATTTCTCCAGACAGGTGAGGATATAAGCGCGAACAACGGCCAATTTATTGCGCCACTCAGTAGGGAAAGTGCCTAGCTGATCCACATCCTCAAAAGCGCGTTCCTCGATCGATGCGGTGATGCTTCTGGACAGATAAGCATCGGTGTAGGTCAGGGTTAGCGTCATTAGAGTTCTCTCTGTAATTGCTGAACGATGGCGGCGAACATGCGCGGGGCTTCTTGTGCGGCTTGGACAAAATAGGGATGCCCTTCATACCCTGGATGGTTCACCTTCTTGGCAAAGGCAAAGCCACCCGGCAAAGGCCAGCGCAATACCCGCTTGTTCTTGGGGCGAATGACATGAGGACTTGTCCCCCAATGTACGAACATGGCATGAGGCGCACGTTGAAGGTCGTTGTAGATCAGGTGCTCATCTTCACGCTTGACCCAACGCAATGACTGTTCCAAAGCGCCTGTCTTGGTGTGTGTGCCGATGCGGTCTTTCACATCGTCGTGAATCGCCGCTGCGAGCCTTGCAATGGCGTTCTTCTGGACTTTAGGGACTAGCGTTTGGAAAGCCTCGCGGACGGCTTCATTGCCCGTAATTTCTGTCTTTATCATGGAGCAGTCTGGATTTCAGCCGCCATGCCATCCACCGCCTGCATCAAGTCGTTTTTCTCAACATCATCCAACGTAGCGAATTGCAGGCTGATGATGTTCTTCATCTGCGCCTGATTGACTTCAGGTGGGAAGCCGGATTCCTGCATGGCGTTGAGTACGCTCATTTCCATGTTGAGATCAGCTAGTTCATAGGACTTTGGCCAAGCGACCACGGCGCTATCAGTCATGCGCAACCAGCGGCTGGCCATGTCCCACATGCGCCTTTCCAAATCTTCCATGCGCCGGGCGAACTGGGTCAGCGATGAGTTGAGTTCCTGAAAGCGGAGCGTGAGAGCAATGCCTGATTCGGCTTGTTTCGGCTGCTCGACGGTCAGCGAGATATGCCGAATGGCTTCCTCAATCTGCTTAATCACATCACTGTAGATGGTGGCCGGTCCATCGGGTGGGGCGATGAACTCTGGTGCATCGCCTTGGTGAATGAGCATGTTGTGGGTGCCGATGGCTTCAGCCACCGTGCCAGCTTCAAAACCAACCTGCTCTGGTGGAACCTGATAGGTCAATAGGCTAAAGGTCTGCGACCTTAGTATCTCGTCTCGCTCAGAGGCCGCATTGAAATAACGCCGTGAAAGGTCAGCGATCTGGGCATAACTGCCGATACAGGGGAAATCACCCTCTTCGGTAAACGCCAGTACGGGGCATAAACCTAAACCGTGGCGGTCGCCTTCCAGCCTTAAATCGGTGTTGGTTAAGTCACCTGGTTTCTGAACCCACCAGTCCTCTTCGGTAAAGACGCGCCAGACCGTTTCCCCATCTTTGTTCTCCGTAAACGCCACCACGCTCAGGCGCCCCTGATCGTTTTTTTCGTAATAGGCCACGCGCTCCGGTTCGATCATCGCCAGATAAGGAAAGGCGCGGCTTGCCATCTGATCCTGCAAGGTCGTCGGCAAGTTTCTTGGCATGTCTACCAGCAATAGCATAGACCCGCGTGCCTTGGCGGCTATGGCGAAGCTGGTCCAGAACACATCGAGCGAATTGCCACGCCAGTCGCAGTCCAGCGCCATCGCTTCAAGCAATGGGTTATTCAAAACCCGTGTCGGCGGTTTCTTCGCCAAATATCCGGCAAAGCGCACACAGGATGGCTTCATGAAGTTTCGATACCAGGCGACCTGATTGCGTCGGGCGAATTTCTCCGTGGATTCTCGCGGATATCGGATCAGATAGGTTTTTCCAGAGAGGACAGGCGAGGTGGTGCTGTCTCCGGTGTTTGGCCTAAAGCCACCGGTCCCGTCGAGGGTCTCGGCTATGAACTGAAAACGGTCGTTATCAATGGTTGACATGGCGTGACCTAAAAATGCTTTACACACAATATATAGTGCTATAATCGACATTGAACCACAACATATAGTGTTTTCCACAGGCGAGAGGCTGAATGGATATTGAGACTTTGAAGAACAAGCTGGAGGCGTCTGAATACGACGCGCTAACACAGCACATAAGCATGCTGGCCGAGAAGGCTGATAAGGCAGTAAGCGAATCGATCAATGGGCGCAAAACGCTGAAAGCCGATAACGAGCGACTTAAGACACTGAATGCCCGGATCATGGAAAAGCTGGGGATTGCCGACCCAGAAGAACTGGAAGCGTTGCCAGACATCAAGGGTCAGGCTGAATCCACCAAACAGTACGAAGCAAAGCTGAAGCGTCTGGAGCGAGAGCTGACAGAACGCAATGAAGCATTGCATAAGATTAGCGCTCAGAGGCGCGCAGACCAGCAGACCGCCTTGTTAGCCAAGGCGATGCAGGGTCACGAATGGAGTGATTCCGAGGTCGTCGAGAACTTTGTCAGTTCCCGCATCACATGGGAAGACGATCAGCCGTTTTACCGGTCCGGTGACGGCAAGCTGGTGAATCTGGACGAGGGCGTGAAGCTTTTGGCTAATGAAAAACCGGCCTTATTGAAAAGCCAAGGGGCGGGAGGCTCAGGCTACAAGCACGGCAACGGTGCGCCGCCCGGGGGCGGACAGCCGGAGCAAACCCTGGATGTGTCGGCGATTTACGCCTCACGCCAGCCCGCAACCTCTTGATAGGAGCCTCACATGACTTTGCTGCAAAAAACCAGCATCGAGGGCACGCATACCAATGAAGTGCTGCTCACCTACGACAACATTTCCAAGGACAGCGTCACGCTGATTTCCGGCCAGAACCTGACGGTGGGCACGGTCCTCGGCGTCATTACCGCGTCCGGCAAATACACCCTTCATAACAGCGCGGCCAGTGATGGCAGCGAAGTCGCCGCCGCCGTGCTGACAGCGGATAGCGACGCCTCCGGGGGAGACCTCAAGGTCGTGGCCATTACTCGCCTGGCCGAGGTCAAGGCCGAACTGCTGGTGTGGAAGTCCGGTATTTCCGGCGCTAACAAAACCGCTGGCCTGGCTGCACTCGCGGCCAAGTTCATTATTGCTCGTTAAGGAGGCCTGACGATTATGGCAACGGGATACGAAAAAGCCTTTTCGCTGACCACCCTTACGGCGGTCATAAACAATCTGCCGTTTAAACCGGCGCGTATTGGACAACTCGGATGGTTTGAGGAGTTGGGTATTGCCGAGACCACGGCCAAGATCGAGCAGCTGAACGGCTCCCTCGGTCTGGTGTCCACGGCCCCGCGTGGCGGCGTCGGCGAAGTCATCCTCGGCGACAAGCGCAATGAGCTGACCTTCAGCGTGCCGCACATTCCGGCGCTGGCGGGCCTGGATGCGGACGAGCTGCAAAACCTCCGCGCCTTCGGCACGGAAAACCAGCTGGACTCCGTTTCAGCGGCGCGTGACCGCCTGCTGGCCAAGCTGCGCGCCAATCTGGAGTTGACCATCGAGGCGCATCGCATCGGCGCGCTGAAAGGCCTGATTCTGGACAAGGACGGCTCGACCCTGCAAAACCTGTTCACCGCCTTTGGCGGCTCGCAGCAGACGCAGGCGATGGGCTTCAGCACCAGCGCCAGCAGCAAGACCCGCGAAGTCCATACCATCGTCCTAGAAAAGATCGAGGACGCCTTGGGCGGCGTGCCGTTCAGCGGTGTGCGCGTGTTGTGCTCTTCCGGCTTCTGGAAGGCGCTGATCGAGGACAAGGACGTCAAGGAGACCTACCTGAACACCATGATGGCCTCCGCTCTGCGGCAGGACCCGCGTCTGGAGTTCACCCACATGGGCATCACCTACGAGCGCTATCGTGGCACATCGGCGGTGAAGATCGACGACAACGTCGCCTATGCGGTCCCGGAAGGCGTCCCCGGCCTGTTCGTCACCCGCTACGCACCCGCCAACTACATCGAGACGGTCAACACCATCGGCCTCCCGATGTACGCCAAGGCTGAAGAGCGCGGCATGGGTAAGGGCTACGACATTGAAGCACAGACCAATCCGTTGAATCTGTGTACGCGTCCGACGGCCATCATCAAGCTGACTATCAGCTAATCCTCATGGCCCACCCACGTGGTGGGCCAGTCTTTACTGGAGTACACGATGGCTAAATCAAAAACGCTTGCCGCGACCTCCGCACCATCAGGTCGTGGCGGTAGTTACACCACTGATCCAGTGACCGGGATTCGGACGCTTGTCACTCCTGCAACGGCTCCATCAGCACCCTGCTGTGCCCCGCCTGTAGTGGTCAGGCCTGACCCTGTCGTTACACCCGAACCAGATGCCAACGTAGGAGAACACTCTGATGGCTAAAGTAATGCGAAACGCCGTAATGGCGATGAAAAAGGAATCCGTCTATGGGACAGCTCCTACTATTGGCGGGGCCAACGCTCTTCTGCTGTCTGCCCTGACTCACACATGGCTGGCAGGTAATACCGCAAGCCGGGACTTCATCCGTCCTTTCTTGGGTAACAGCTCCACTATCCAGCTAGACCAACACACAGAGTTCAATTTCGAGATTGAGCTTCAGTCTTCTGGCGCGGCGGGTAATCGTCCGGCATTTGCCGATCTGCTGATGGCCTGTGGGTTTGCAGAAGACATTAACGCTGGAACCGATGTGGTCTATTCACCTGTATCCACTGACTTCGATAGCTGCACAGCTGAAGTCAATATGGACGGTGTATTCCAGAGAGCTACGGGCTGTCGCGGATCCTTTAGCATCAACATTGCCCGTGGGTCTATCCCCAAGCTGCCGTTCAACTTCATGGGGCAGTATTCCGCGCCCAGCGATGCGGCTGCATTGACTCCTGACTTCT